ATTTACCAGTTGTTACTGATACACCATGTCCAGCCATATTACCCTGTGGCAATTGACCTTCTGTACCACTTGTATTTAATACTTCTGAAATTACTACTGGTGTTTTTATTCCAGTAATGTATTCTGGTCTTTGTAAACGTTTGTCAGATGAACGTACTCCAAAATGCGCTAAAATATTTTCAATATATCTTGTACCACCACGTGCGTTTTTCTCTAACCATTCTTGTAATCTAAATGCGCGACGTAAGTCGTTAATAGTAGTTGCGCCTAATTCCATTCCATCTGTATTAGCAAATAAATTATCTGCATCAATTGCACCATCTAATAAACCTTCAGCATATGGATTAATAGGTGATCCAGAAATAAGAGTATTATTTGCGTTATTAATATAAACTTGTGCGTTTCCATTTATTTCGCCAAGTGGAATATCTACAGCCGCACCTTTTTGCGCAAATGGTAATGATGCTGTAAAATAATCATGCTCCCATGCGCGATTTCTCATTTTTGTTAGGCTAATATCATCTACTCCACCAGATGATTGGTTACCATCTACTAACTTATAGTTAACTTCAGGTATCAAATTTTCATCTCTATAATATTCATTATAAATTGCTTGATATGCAGCAAATGGTATTGCATTAATATTTTGAACTATACCGGGCGCAACAATAGGAGGTATACCCATGTAATCAAACATTCTTCTATTGTTGTCCCAGTATGCAGATGAACTATAATCTACATATGGTGCAACATGTGGAGAATTAGCATCAGTAATGAATTTCTCCCAATTATCCCAGACTATACGATTAGGTACAAAAAAATAGTGCATTGTTACATCCATTCTATGCATTACTGGAGCTTGTAGTGGTGCAAATCTTATCAAAGAATCACATCCAATATTAAACATATCTCCAGGTACACATTCAATAACACATGTTGGTGTTAATTGTCCCATTTTGCTTGACATTTTAACATCGTGTGTCAAGTCGAACACGTTTTTTTTCGGTTTTGTCAACTCAATAGAGTTAAACAGATTTTTGTTTGCCATTGTTTTTAATAGGTTTTTTTAATTAAAGACGAATTCCACCACGTGATACGTAGTATTTACGCAATCTTTTACCTTTTGCGCGTTTGGCACGATTTCTGCGACTCATAAGTCGACTTCGTTTTCGATAAGCCATTTGATTGGTTTTTAAGGGTTTATAATTGTATTTAACATAACTATTTTCCTATAATTTATATTACATTAAGCCTCAATGCAATGTAAGTGTTAATTAATGTATAAATATAATTTTTTTACTAACATTGTGTGAATATCCCCTACCCTATCGGGTAGGGGGTTTTTAATTAATCTTGATTAGTAGGCATTGAATTAAACATATCTAAAGCACTTGGTCTTGGCTTTTTTGCTCCAATTTGATTTAATATTAATGATAATTGCCTTAATAAAATATTATCATTTTTTTGCACTCCAGCTTTGTTTAAGTTTATTTCATATTGCTTTAATCTCATATCCATTTGTTTCAATCCTTTATCTGTTTTAAGATTATTAATCTGTTGTTCCAACATTCTTTTTTCTGTTGGTAATTTTGCATTTTCCAATCTCAATTTTAACACTTCTTGTGCAGCTTTTTCTAAAGTGGGTTGAAATAATGCTCTTAATTGTTCGGTCTTTGTTAATGTGTTATCAATAATTGCTCTTGTATTGCTATTATTCAATTTCGCTTGTTCTAAAGTATATCCAAATAATTGTTCACTTTGTGCCACTTGTTGCTTTGTTCTTGCTGTACTTGCTAATATACCAGCAGCTTTTGCTTGTGTTTCAATTTGTTTATCTCTTAATAACCTGGTATTTTCTGCTAATTGGTCTTTTTGTGCGTCTTTTATCTTTAAATCGTACTGACGAAATAATGCGTCTCTTGCTACGCTACCTAAATCGACCTGTGGAACTTGTGGGTTCCAACTTTTGGCATCTGTAGATCTAATAGGCTGACTTACTGAATTTGCTCCGCCACCATATACTAAATGTGGATTTAATCCAGCCTCTTTAAGCCTTCGCATTTGTGCGGCAGGGGAGTTATACTCATTTTGCCTCATCCAGTCTGCAAGAGCGTCCATTCTCTGCTGACCATACATTTTTTCATTCCATGTCTGTGTGGCTTGGTTTATGCTACTTGTTGCGGCATAGTTTATACCTTGTCCTACTAAGTTTGCGGCTCCGGATATAATACCGGCGGTCACTGAAGGGTCTAGTCCCATAATTACTAATTTTAATATTTAAAATTTGTTTTTAGTCCACCTAAGTGTTTTTTCGCATTGTCGCTTTTCGTTGTCCTCGTACCTCGTTCGCCTCTTTGCTCCTTGCTTTTTGTCACTTTGGTGTCAATAAGCACTAATATATCAAGAGTGTATTAGTGCTTATTGTTTTCTGACGCGCTTCGCTTGTCTTGGTTTTTATTTTAGCGCTATCGCTAACTAAAATAAAACCCGTTTTTATGGTTTTAATTTTCATCTTGTGGTTCTTCCTTAATGTCAGTAATTGTTCCTCTTTTCTTAGCCTTTTTCTTTTCCACTTCTTCCTTTACTCTTTCGTTAATAGCTTTTAATTCTTCACGGGCTTTTTCTGCTAATTCTTCTCTTTCAGCTAAATCAAGTCTCTCGGGATCTACTTCGAAACCTTCTTCACCTTCCCAAATAGGAGTTCTTTCACCTTCTAATGGTAGTCCTTTAGCGTACCTAACTAATAATTCTCTTAATGTCATTGATTGGTCAGGAACAGTCATATCTGGTTGTTCGTTAACTTGACCTTTGTACTTTGCTGCAGTTGTTGCAGGATGTGTGTAACTCATAATTTAAATTTTTTGACGTTGTTTTGATTTTTTATACATTTTCCTAAATTCATTTTGGTGGCGCTCTGCCAGGATTCTGCTTGATTCATTTCCCAACTCATTTTGAATAGCTTCTTCCATTTGTTCAGCTTTTGCTTCCATGTAAACTGATACTCTGAATTTTTCTCCATTGTTATAAATTTTGTCTTTATAATAACGTGGCATTGATGCTTTTTTACCGTCTTTTAAAGGTAAATACATTCTTTCTTCTACGTTATTCTTATGCCATTTTATCATTTGTTTGGTTAAATAATTTTTTCCTAATCCTTTAGACATAACTGCGAATTCTTTTGCTCTATCGTCACCATTAAACATTGGAATTCGTTTTTCTTTACTTATATATTTTAATGTATATCCAATACTGGCGTCAACAACATCGCCATAATGAATATTGCCAATAGGAATATCATTGTCCATCCAACTACTCTCCACAATATTAGGTTGAGCGTTAAAAAGAATAATATGATAATGTGGACGTTGAGTTTTATCCCCATATTCTCCCACGGCATAATAAGATATTTTCTCATGTGTTTTCTTTCTTAGTCTTTTAAAAAACTTTTGTAAATCACTTTTGACTAATGTTTGTAAACCACTTTTTGTTACTGGTATCTTTTCTTCATTATAAGTAAGAGTTATAAAGTGAGCAGACTTGCTCTGCTCACTTTGTTTGTTTAGTCTAAAACTCCAGGCCGATACTCTTCTTCTCAGACATGGTGGACACTTTCCACATGGAAATGGAACATAGCCAGTTTGTACTCCTTTGACCACGTCCAATTTTTTGTAAAAAGGTGTGATACATCGTGTACTCATTAGAAATTAGGAGTTCCAAATTTAGGCATAGGTCTTACTGCACGAATCTTATGAAGTATATGGCAATATAAATTGTCTGTTCCTTCAGGTTGGTCCGTTACAGCAAATATCCTATCCACTTGGTCAGGTGTACATTCAATAAATGTTTGATTCAAACTTGGCTCATTAGCGAAAATTCGCCCTAAATGCCAATAATCAAGTGTTGTTCTGAAATCTCCAGCTACTCTACTTGGCATAAATTTATATTCAGAATAACGTGGGACATATCCAAACGTATTATTTGCGTTTGCAGTATAAGCAAAAATCTCATTTTTAGTTACTGGTTGTTCTCCAATATGTGCAAATGAAGGCCAAAAGAAATCAAGCGGGTCATTTTTAAGATATGTCTTTGGAATACCTTGCTGATAAGCAGTTTTTGGCATAACGGACATAATTCCGATAATGTATCCATGTTCTTCACAAAAATATGTACCATATTTACCAGTTGTTACTGATACACCATGTCCAGCCATATTACCCTGTGGCAATTGACCTTCTGTACCACTTGTATTTAATACTTCTGAAATTACTACTGGTGTTTTTATTCCAGTAATGTATTCTGG